TGAAATAGTAGAGTGTGCTAAGTCAGAAGCAATTCTGAATATTATGCAATAATAGTTTTACAATTTAATCAATACACGAAGGGTTACAAATACATGCCAGCAGCCAATAACATCATAGTTACTTCTCCTGGCCCACAAGGGCCTCCAGGCACCAACGGTGTCACAGGAGCGACTGGCCCTACAGGTGCAACAGGGCCTGCAGGTGGCCCAACGGGTGCTACTGGTGCCACAGGCCCAGCAGGATCAACTGGTGCAACTGGCCCAGCAGGTATAGGAACAACTGGAGCAACTGGACCGTCAGGTCCTGCAGGCTCAACAGGTCCCGCAGGTGCAACTGGGCCACAAGGCCCTGCAGGAGCAACAGGCGATGTAGGACCCACAGGTGTATCTGGGGCAACAGGCCCATCTGGAGCCTCTGGCTCTGTAGGAGCAACTGGAGCAACAGGAATTCAAGGATTAACAGGACCTGAAGGGCAAACTGGTCCAACAGGTATAGGCACCACAGGTGCTACAGGACCTTCAGGAGTTGCAGGAGCAACTGGAGTTACAGGAGTTACAGGACCGTCAGGTTCAACTGGACCACAAGGTGATGTAGGTGTAACTGGAGATGTTGGTCCAACAGGAAGCACTGGTCCAGCAGGATCAACAGGTCCCGTTGGTTCCACTGGTCCAACTGGTCCAATTGGTGTAACAGGAGTTACTGGTCCACAAGGCGTTACTGGTGATACAGGACCAGCAGGTGTTACAGGTGATGTAGGACCTACAGGAAGCACAGGATCCGTTGGAGCAACAGGTTCTACAGGTCCTATTGGCGTTACTGGAGATACAGGACCAACTGGAGCCACTGGCTCTACAGGTCCAATTGGTGTAACTGGGGCTACTGGACCTACAGGGGCTACAGGAGCGACGGGCCCTCAAGGAATTGTTGCAGGTCGTTACTATTACTTTAATTCATCTGTCACAGAATTAGCGGGATTTAAACAATTAGGTGAAGACCCAGTATCAGCAACAGAATCTACTACAACAGTAAGCATTCCTGGTACAACAACATCTCTTATTGATTCATATATTACAGAGCCATTTGGCTTTACTCTTATTCCAGGTGGAACACAGCGTTTCTTGATGTACATGGAAAAGCCTGCAAGCAATGATGATCTATCAGTATTTGTTCGTTTGAAGTTAGCAGATAACTCAGGAACAGTACTTGCAACTATTGGTGATTCAGATACAGTCTTGACTGGCTGGAATGGTGTTGGTAATCCAGTACAAACAGAAACAGATATTACTCTTCCTTCTTCTACAGTATCAGCAACAGATAGAATGATTGTTGAAATATATGGAGTTAATGGAGATTCAACTACACACAATTATAGTTTTGTAACAGAAGGTGCAGCACACTACTCATATGTGATTACAACTCTTGAAGCACCTGAAGGTCCCGTTGGACCAACTGGTGTTACTGGAGCCACAGGTCCTGCTGGACTAACTGGCGACACTGGTCCTACAGGATCAACTGGAAGCACTGGTCCCATTGGGGCCACTGGTGCTACAGGTCCTGCTGGAAGCACAGGAGCAACTGGAGATACAGGAGCCACTGGCCCTATTGGAGCCACAGGCTCAACTGGTCCTCAAGGAGTCACAGGAGATGTAGGTCCTACTGGAGTTACTGGAGACACTGGCTCTACTGGACCAACAGGCCCTCAAGGTGTTACTGGCGATACTGGACCAACTGGTCCTCAAGGTGTTACAGGTAATGTTGGACCAACAGGTCCTACTGGCCCACAAGGAGTTACAGGAGACACAGGTTCTACAGGTGCTACTGGAGAGACTGGACCTACTGGAGTACAAGGAGTTACTGGAGATACTGGTGCAACTGGTTCTACTGGTCCCGTTGGTGCTACAGGTGCCACTGGCCCTCAAGGAGTAACTGGAGACATTGGACCAACTGGTCCTACAGGTGTAACTGGCGATACTGGTGCTACTGGATCAACAGGAGCAACTGGTGTAACTGGAGCCACAGGCCCAGATTTTGCGGGATACGATAGAGTAATTTATGTATCAACAGCAGACGGAGACGATACAACTGGAAACGGTGATCTAACAAAGCCAGTAGCAACAATTACAAAGGCTTTAACACTTGTAGATGCTACTAGATGCACATTGATGGTTTATCCAGGTACATATACAGAAAACCCTACTCTTCCATCATTCCAAGGTATTAATATATCTGCAGTAAATATTGATAGTTCTGCTCAAAGTTATACTTTTATTAATGGAACACTAACTATATCATTTGCAAACGCTCAAGCAACATTAAATGGATTAACTATTGATACTCTTGATGTTACAGGAAGTGCTACTGCCTGGGTAAATAATTGTAGCGTTCAGACTGCAACTAATAAATCCTCAACTGGTTTCTTATTTGTTAAGGGTGCAAGAAATTCACTTACTTCTACAGTGTCAATTACAGGTGGTAGCCAAACTCGCCATGATGAGTGTGCTTTTGTAGGTATCCCTACAATTAATGCTGCAGGCTCTGTAGTTACTTTTAGAAACTGTGCAAACATTGGTACTGTAACTAATACAAATGGTAATACATTCATTGTTGACTCATCAGTATTTTCTGCTGCTACATATCCAGTAACTTCTGCTGCTGGACAACTTGCAATGTTTAATACTCAGGTATTTAATGCAACTGGAACTACAACACAACCAATTTCAGTAAGTGGCGGAACATATTCAATAATTAACTGTCCAATTAACTATGATACTTCTGTATTTACTGGTGCAACTAATTTAAATATACCTACAACAATTGGGCCAATTAGGTCAACTGGTCAATTAAGTGCTGAACTTGGCACTGGTGGTGGAGGAGTTTTCATAGGCAAGGGATTAAATAGAGATTTATCAAATATTGCTATTGGAAGTTTTAACGCACTTGGTTCTACTACAACAGGTTCTGCAAATATTGCACTTGGTCTTACTACCTTGGCATCAAATACAACAGGATCTTCTAATGTTGCAATTGGAAGTGAGGCACTTTCTAATAATACAGTTGGTTCCACAAATATTGCAATTGGCCAAGAAGCACTTTTTTCTAATACAACAATAGGTAACAGTATTGCAATTGGCTACAGATCTTTAAGATCACAAACAACAGGTGGAGGAAACATTGCTGTTGGTCCAAATACTTTGCGTTCTGCAACAACTGGCTCAAGCATGGTTGCCTTTGGAAATAATGCTTTAGAAAATATTGTAACTGGTACTGGAAATATTGGAATTGGTGGACAAGCACTTCAGTTTGTAAATGGTGTAAATGGTAACACAGCAATTGGAAATAATGCTCAAAGTGTAAACTTTTCTGGAGGATTTAACACAAATGTTGGTGGAGCATCAATGCTTAATATTATTGCTGGTAATAGCAATAGTTCATTGGGACAAGCAGCACTTCAAAATCTAACAGATACAGTTGCTTCACTTGGAACAATTGTTCCAGGATCTGGATATACTGACGGAACATATGGAGGCGTTAATTTAACTACTGACCATTTCTATGGATTTGGTTCAGGAAATCTTGTTGCAGATATTACAGTATCAGGTGGAGCCGTAACAGGAGTAACTATGACTGTTGGCAGAGGTGTTAGAGTTACTTCAATTCTTACAATTCTAGCAGCAACTGCACCTGCAGGACTTCTAACTGGTTCAGGATTTAGCGTTCCAGTAGCATCTGTTAATATTTCTTCAGGAAATACAGCAGTTGGAAGAGATGCAGGAAGATTTGGCTACCAATTCAACAACAATACATATATTGGAAATGCAGCAGGAGGAAATGCTACTGGTTCATCAAATGTCTTTATTGGATATCAAGCGGGACAAAATGAAACAAATAGCAATAGACTTTATATAGACAATAGCAATACAACAACTCCACTTATCTATGGTGAATTTGATAATAATAGAGTCAAAATAAATGGTGATTTCCAACTTACTACAAAAACACCATCATCAGCATCTGACACAGGAACTCAAGGAACTATTGCCTGGGATGCAGATTATATCTATATATGCACTGCTACAAATACCTGGAAGCGAAGTGCTATAACAACATGGTAAAATTAACTAAGGGAAAAGGGTAATCAAATATGAGTCTATCTAAAAGACTAAAAACATCTGGTGAAGCCAGAGATATGAACAGTCAATATATTCTACCTCTGATTCCACCTCGTCCTTTATTTGGTGTAGCCAATACAGGTACATATGTTGATACAGAGTCTGCTATTCGTACATCTACCGTTTATGCATGTGTAAGACTACTTGGAGATACTATTTCTTCATTGCCAATGGGTGCTTATGTACGCAGAGGACGCAATCGTCTATCTTATGCATCAGTTTATGGAGAAGTTCCATCATGGATTAATACTCCAAACCCAGAACAAACAAGACTAGAATTTATTGAGCAAGTAATTACTTCTATGCACCTACATGGTAATGCATTTATTTTGACGGTACGAGATGATAACAACGAAGTAACAGAACTATATGTACTAAACCCAAATGAAGTAAGAATTGAAAGACCTATCCCAGGAGAACCACTTGTATACAGAGTTAAAGATATAGATAATGGTCTATATGATCAAATTCTAACAAGTAACGAAGTTCTTCACATTCCACTATTTAGAATGCCAGGATCATACTATGGCTTAAGCCCAATTGGTGCTTGCCGTATGTCTGTTGGTATTGCACAGGCTTCTGATACATATGCAGCCTCATACTTTGGTAACGCTGCTAATCCTGGTGGAGTTATTGAAGTTGCAGGAGAATTAAATGCAGAGCAAGCAAGAGACATTGCTACTAACTGGCAAGAATCACACTCAGGCCCATACATGGCAGGTAAGGTTGGTATTCTTTCTGGTGGTGCAGCATTTAAGCCTCTATCACTAAATGCACAAGATGCACAACTACTTGAAGCAAGAAAGTTTAATGTTGAAGACATTGCAAGAATCTTCCGTGTCCCACTAACACTATTAGGGCACCCTGTTGCAGGTGCTATGTCCTACTCATCTGTAGAAGCACAGAACCTTTCATTTGTACAGTATTCATTGCGTTCATTACTAGAGCGTTTGGAACAATCACTATCTCCACTACTTCCTGAGTCAGATGGATTTATTCGCTTTAATCTAGATGCACTTTTGCGTGGTACTACAATTGAGCGTTTTGATGCATACACAAAGGGACTAAGAGAAGGCTTCTTGTCACTAAACGATGTACGCAATTACGAAGACTTATCATCACTTGGAGAGTCTGGAGATCAATATAGACTTCCTCTCCAAAACATTGATGCTAATCAAGCACCACTTGTTGGAGATAAGATGAAGGCTGAGATTGCTTCTATTCTGGTCCAGGTTGGTTACAACCCAGATGATGTGGCTAAGATGCTAGATATGACAGATCTAAATCACACAGGACTTCCTTCTGCACAATTGCAGCAGGTATCTTTGGTTGATCCAACAGATCCAAAGGCTGCATACAGTGATGAGGTAAAAGAATAATGGAAGAACTTAACTCAACAAACAATAAAGCAAGGAGTAAGATGAAGAAGACAGAACGCCGTACCTTTACGGTCAGAAACATAGAGGCAAGACAGGCAGATGACGGTACTATGCGTATGGCAGGCTATGCTGCAGTATTCAATGAGGCTTCCTTGCCACTACCGTTTATTGAGAAGATTGCACCAGGTGCATTCACAAAGACACTGCAAGAGACACCAGATGTTCGTCTATTGGCTAACCACGAAGGATTGCCTATGGCCAGAACCAAAAACGGCACCATGAGATTATACGAAGATGAAACAGGACTATACTTTGAAGCAGAACTAGCAAACACACAAGAGGCAAGAGACCTTTATACACTTGTTGAGCGTGGTGATGTTGACCAAATGTCATTTGCATTTAGAGTAATTCGTCAAAACTGGAGTAAGGATCGTACAGAAAGAACCCTTACAGAGGTCAGCCTTGCTGATGGTGATGTATCAATCGTCACATATCCTGCATACCCAGCAACTTCAGTAGAAGCAAGAGAAGCCATTAAGAGGGCTATTTTGGAAATAAAAGAGGGCAGAGAAGTAAGTGGTGATTCACTACTAGTATTAGAAAGTGTATTTGGAGATTTAGCAGAAGGTCATGAATATATCATGAAGGCTGTAGAAGTCATGGGTACACTACTTGGTAACAATGGCGTAGAAGCAGAAGGCGAAGAAGAGTCATCTGAATCTCCACTAGAAGATGTTGAAGAACAAGAACTAGAAGTTTCTGCTAATGTTATCAATATAACAGATGTTCCTGGACAAGGTGCAAAGATTGTTGGAGATTTTCCATCAGTTCTAAACTTCCTTCCAGACAACATGCCAAGATCAATGTCTCTACGCTTAGCACAAGCAAAGAGAAACACAATAAAATAATATTCCTATCTAACAAGATAGGTAGAAGTCGGAGTTAGGTTCACACCCGTAAGCGTCGTGAAATCCATAACCACCACCTCAAACTAACAAACTCACAAAGGAGAACAATAAATGTCTTATTTAGACAAAGTAATTGAACGCCGTGATGCAGTTAAGGTTGAAATGGATGCTATTCTTGAGGCAGTTGCTGCAGAGAATCGTACAGACCTTACAGAAGACGAGTCAGCAAAGGTTGATACACTTGTTGAAGAGTCACGCTCACTAGATTCAAAGATTGAAAAGTTGACTGCTCAGGCAGCAGCAGATGCAAAGGCTACAGAAGCACGATCAGCAGTTGCTGAAGTTGCAATGCCAAAGGTTGGCGGAGCAAAGGTAACTCGTGAAGCCCGTACATACACTGCAGACAATGCAGATGTTTCATTCGTTAAGGATGCATTTGCAGCAAAGTTCAGCAATGACTATGCAGCACAAGAGCGTCTTGCTCGTCACACAAAGGAAGAAGAAGTTGAGCGTCGCTCAGTTGGAACTGGCAACTTTGCTGGTCTCGTAATTCCTCAGTACCTTGTTGATCTAGCAGCACCTCTTGCTCGTGCAGGTCGCCCAACAGCAGACTTCGCAACAAACAAGATGCTACTTCCAGCAGCAGGTATGACACTAAATATCTCACGCATGACAACTGGTACATCTACTGCAGTTCAGGCTGCTGAAAATGATGCAGTTTCAAATACAAACGCTGATGATACACTATTGACTGTGAATGTTCGTACAATCGCAGGACAACAGGATATCTCAAAGCAGGCTATTGAGCGTGGTACAGGTATTGACTCATTCATCATCCAGGACCTTATCCGTGGATGGCACACAACACTTGACAACCAGATCCTTAATGGTGACGGAACATCAGGTTCTATTCTAGGTCTTTCAAACACAGCAGGTGTTAACTCTGTAACATTTACAGAAGCATCACCAACAGTTGAATTACTATATCCAAAGTTGGCAGATGCTTACCAGCAAGTACAGACAGATGCGTTCATGAACCCAACACACTGGGTAATGCACCCACGCCGTCTAGCATTCTTGCTTGCATCAGTTGACTCATCAGGTCGTCCACTAGTAGTTCCAACACTAAACGGACCAATGAACTCAGTTGCAACAGGTAACGGACAAGCATACTACGGTAACTCAGGTTACTCATTGATGGGTCTACCTATCGTTGCAGATGCGAATGTTACAACATCAGCAGGTGCAGGAACAGACGAAGATGAAATCTATTGCGTAACAGCACCAGAGTTCCATCTTTGGGAGCAAGCAGGATCACCATTCGCATTGAACTTTGATGCAACTGGTGCTGGATCATTGACAATCAAGTCAGTTGTATACGGATATGCAGCAGCAACTGCTGGCCGTTACCCTGGAGCATTCTCAAAGATCTCAGGAACTGGTCTTGTAGCACCTACATTCTAATTTACATAGTTAATTCTGTGTAATACTTAGAGTAATCTAAGGTGGAGGACAGGCCTAAAGACTGCCCCGTTTACGGGCCTGTCCTTCATTTAAAAAAAGGAAGTTATGAAAAGAATTAAAAAGATTTTCAGAATCACAAAAGAAACAGCAACTGCTACTCCTAAGATGGAGAAGGCTATGTTGCCTAAGATAGAGAAGAGGAGCAAATGAGACCTACACTTAGTGTTAGTCAGCAACCACAAAATGTCTACACAACTCTGGCAGATGTAAGAAATGGTCTACAGATTGATGATAGCAATGATGATACTGCTATTGAGGCAGCGATTCTTGCTGCAAGTCGTATGATTGACGAATATTGCCAAAGATCTTTCTATCAAGAAGGCACATTAGCAGCACCTGTAACTAAAATTTATACACCTGTAAGTCCGTGGTATCTAGAGATAGATGACCTTATTGAGCCAACAGAGGTAAGATCAAGAGCAAACCAGAGTGGCCCATTTACTCAGGTTTGGAACTTAGACACAGACCTTATGTATGAGCCTGTTAATAACCCAGAGACAGGTCAACCTGTAACTAGACTATTAGCAATTCAAACATATGTGTTTCCTTACTTCTTTCCACAAACAGTTAAAGTAACTGGAGTTTGGGGATGGTCTTCAATTCCTTACGAAGTAGAATTAGCCTGCAAGATTCAGGCATCAAGATTATTTGTTAGAAAGCAATCTCCATTTGGTATTGCAGGATCTGTAGAACTAGGAACAGTTCGTTTGAGTTCTCGTCTAGATCCAGATGTTGAGATGCTTCTAAAGACATATCGCAGAAACTTTGGATTGGCATTCTAATGGCTATTTCCAATATTAATGGTGTAAGAGATGCGTTAAAGGTTAATCTTCAAACAATTCCAAGATTAAGAATATATGACTTAATCCCAGATGTTATCGTTCCACCATGTGCAGTAGTAGGGCAATTAGATTTCACATTTGACATTGACAACCAAAGAGGTCTGGATCAGGCTTCTGTTGATGTATTTGTGATTGTTCAAAGAATATCAGAAAGAACAGGACAAGAAAAACTTGACAACTTCCTGGCTGGTAGCGGAAAAGGTTCAATTAAAACTGCTTTAGAGTCAGACAGATCGTTAGGTGGTCTTGTTAATACACTTAGAGTTATTAGTGCAGAAAGTGGCACATATACTACTGGTGATCAATCTTTCTTATCATATCGCTATAACCTCACAATTTGGGGCTAAGGAGAAGCAATGGAATATACAGTAATCTCAAACAAGAAAGTTTGCGGTAAGGTAAAAGATGAAAAACTTACCAGAGATGATATACTTAGTGCAGGAGGAAGCGTAGAGCATCTTCTTGCAGCAGGTCATATTGTAGCCGCAAATGCAGGATCAGTAACAAAGGTAGTACCCGTAGTAAAAGAAGCACCAAAACAGGATTTTTCTTTTGAGGAAAAGCCTGCATTTCAACTAGATAACTCAGAAGGAGAAGAATAATGGCAGTTATAGTATTAACAGATGTTAGTGTAGAAATTGGTGGAGTAGATCTTTCAGATCACATTGCATCAATCAGCCTTGCATCAAACGCAGACGCAGTTGAGACAACAGCGTTTGGAACATCAGGGGCTAGATCACGAGTTGGTGGTCTAAAGG